CAAGCAGCTGACGACATGGCCTGAATACACCTTCGTCACAGCGAAGGATGCGTCGAGAGTTGCGCCGCCGACAGTGTCATGCACGATGTCAAAACCTTCGCCATCGGTGTACTGATTCATGTACTCGGCAGGGGCTTGATCGTTATAGTCAATGGCGGTGGCGCCGAAGCTTTCGATCGCGTCACGACTTTTTGCGCTTGCGGTAGCGTAAACCTGCGCACCTCGAGCTTTTGCGATTTGTACCGCTATGTTCCCGACGCCACCTGCGCCACCTTGCACCAGAACTTTTTGGCCAGCGTGGACGTTGGCGCGGTCTACCAGACCTTCCCAGGCAGTGATGAATACCAGATGTATTCAGCCAGCGAACCTTGTTGCCCACCGATGCCGCCAGCCATTCCGCAGACTTCTTCCGGCTGGGTGGCCAGGTATGTTGGGTTTACTTCATGGACGAGGTTAATGAATGCGCGTGGGCATATGTCGATTGGCTAGATTCATCAGGCTCATGAAACTGCCGACAAGGATTTACAGTCTCAGATTGCTGAACTCAGCTAAGGACAGATAAATGACCTTTCTTATATTTCTACTGGCCTGCAGTGCTGCGGCGAGCACAGGCATCCTTTTCAAACCGGGCCAGTGGTACGAATCTCTCGCTAAGCCGAGATTCACGCCACCCAACTGGCTGTTTCCGGTCGCCTGGTCGATTATCTATCTGTTGCTCGCTTGGGCCGGATACCGGTTGACTTTGATCCCTGGAAGCCAGGTAGTGCTGGCTTTATGGGCAACCCAGATTGCGCTCAATACCCTGTGGACACCGGTGTTTTTCGGGGCGCACCACATTTTCGGAGGCATGGTGATCCTGACGGTGCTCTGGCTTGTGGTCGCTGCAATGGTGCTGATGGCAATACAGCTTGATGTGATCACTGGCTTGATTCTGTTTCCTTACCTTGTGTGGCTTTGTGTAGCGGCGGCGTTGAATTTTTCCATCTTGCGCAATAACCGCTGATGGTCAATTTCGAACGTGCGACCAATTCCGACTGGGGAGTGCGCCGGGAAATGATGAGCCAGAGCTACACCACTGAAGCTGGCCCAGCTTCGTAGGGGGGCATGTGTTTGATCAGGTAGTTTGAGCTTGCCGATTCGCCGTTTCGAACATTGGGTAATGTTGTCGATTTCGCGATGCATGGGTGCAGGTTGCTATCGATCTTGCCCAGTGCTGTAGAAAAGCTCTGTAGATCCATGATTTAAAGAGCTTTTTTTGTCACAATCGGTTCGGTCCAGTTTACGAAAAACACCGTTGCGAACTTGCTTCACCCGGACGGGATGTATATATTCCCCCCTCTGCTTCACCGCGCTACCGCCCGAATGGCGAAACTGGTAGACGCATGGGACTTAAAATCCCCCGCTCGTAAGGGCGTGCCGGTTCGATTCCGGCTTCGGGCACCATATATTTCAAGGGTTTGCGAGCGGAAGCTAAGCAAGCCCTTGTTCGTTTCTGGTCCGCAATTATTGGATTGGTCCGCAATTCACTTGGTTGGCGAGACTTTTTTCCCCTTCCGGTTGCGGATGTACTGCTCCGTCATTACGACGGTCGTATGCCCAAGTTGATCCCTAGCCTGCAAAATATCGCCGCTTGATTCGGCTTTGTCCGTACCGGCTTTAGCGCGCAAGTCGCGCATTTGGAACTCGGACTTTTCGACCCCGGCCGCTTCCCTGGCCAAGTCAAATCTCCCCCGCAGCATCGCCACCGACATTGGTGTTCCATCCTCTGTAACGATCAACCGCGTCGAGCGGACCTTGTGTTCTGACTTCCGGGACATGATTCGATCAATCAAAACCCTTAGCTCGCCAGTGATTTCAATTCGGCGCTTTGCGTTTGTCTTGCCCTGCAGCACCCATATCTGACCTTCGCGAACGTCTCGCTCATCCATCAATCGAGTGTCGGTAACCCGCTGGCCAGTCAAATAGGCGAGGTCCATCGCATCCCGTAGACCGGCATCCGCTTTCTCGTACACGCGCTTGAACAGTGCGTCCTCGATGTAGATGTCCCGTCCCGTCTCCTTATTGCCCTTGATTCCTGCGCAAGGGTTGGCGAGCGCGGTATAGCCTATATCCCGGGCGAAGTTCCAGATTGCGCTGAGCAAGGCTTTCTCCCTGTTGGCACGTACCGGCGCGGCCTTGCGCCAGGTCAGGTATTGGCGGACATGCAGCGGCTGGATCGTTTCGAGCGGGGCCGGCGGGTCGTCGAAGAATGCCATCAGGTTTTTCATTTCCCTGACGTTGTCCTTTTGCGTTGCTGGTTTCTTGGTTGGCACGACGTCGACCAGATATTTTTCGGCGACGTACCGGAAGGTGATGACCTTGGCCACCAGTTCGGTAGCCGTGCGATCGCGCTCGAGTTTCGCGTACTCCATGATCGCCAGGCCGTAATCGCTGCCGAGCGGGATCTCTTTGCGGTCCCTACCGCCAGTGTCGTAATAGTAGAAGACCCGGCCGCTTGCCTTCTTGCGTTCTCTCAGCCGGGCGATGGATCCGGGTTTGCTTGGTCTTCGTCCCATGTCAGCTTGCCTTGCGTGGTGTCCATACGGGTTTTTCTACCTCAAGCATACCGACCGCGGTCACTGCCATGGCGGTAACGCTCGGCCAGCCATTCACCTTGACGGTGTGCCTGATACCGTTCTTCTTAAGGTTGAGGATCTGGCCTGCTTTGGTTCGCGCGCCGGTGAGCTCGCAAACCTCCTCGTGGGAAAGAAACTGGATGTTCATGAGCGTCTCCGTGCCGCGCGTGGCGGCAGAAGGTGGTTGATGGGGTAGGTGGATTGTGGAAATCAGATGAGGGGTGTTAGGCAGGCTAAATGGGTGAACTAAGGTTTATTGGTTCACCTCGCCAGTTGCGCACGCGCTTTCTCCCCTGAAGGTAACTGGCGGGGTGAACCCCCATTACCGCGGCTCCTTTTAGCAGTGCACCTAGGCGAACCAGGCGAGCGCGATCATGGCTTCACCTCAATATCTGCGTCACGATCCCGAACTGAAAACAGCTTGTAGCCGTCCGGCGTACTCTCTGGCGCATTTGCCGCTACTAGCACCACATTGACGTCATCGGCCCCGACATCTTTTGAATCGATTGTAAAACGGCGCTTACCCCACTTAGGGTCTGGTCTGAGGCCGTCGGAAAGCTGGTAGCCAATCTTTCGATACTCCATGATGAATACCGTCATGGCATCACCCGATCCACCAGATCCTCGGCGGTTAGCTTGTACTCGACGACGTTGCGCACGCGGTAGAACGTAGCGGTGCAATGCTTACTGACCCATGCCCCAAGGAGTGCATCGAGCTCTTGTTGGGCTTCGGCCGAAACATTTGGCCAGTCTTCGGCGACTTCACCGACATCGTCATAAGCGCGCTCGCCAAGCATTTCGATGATGTCGCTCGCATTGACGTAGCCGGTGATGTCGACTGGGAACTTGTCACCTCTCCAGACGGTGTCACCAATCTCCAGCTCGTCGTTTTCGTTCAGCAATTCGTCCAGGCTGTCGCAGTTGAACATCTCGTCATTGGCTGACCACGTTTCATCAACGCTTTTCGTTTCTTCAGGCATAGCGATTCCTTGCCGCTATAGCGGCTGACTTTGAAGGGGGAGGGGAGCTACCGGTGGTCAGGTCAGATGAATCACGTACCGCGGCCCAACTCCACCGATTGAGGGGCAACCGTTTCTCAATGGCGGTGCTGTCCGCTCAGGGCGCAGATCATGGCATCTATCGACGATTTTAGAATTGAGTCACATGAGCTATTAATGGAGCTAGATGCCGCAACAATGGGGATGATGATGCTTGTGTCATCAAAATGCGTCTCAGGCCCTGAGTGGATTGCAGCAACAAAGCGACAGCACGATGCGTATGACCGTTGGGATGCGTTTATAACGGTCGGGATGGATCCCGATAGTGGAAAGTCCTAGGTGACTCGATGCAGCTATAGCGGCTGACTTTGAAGGGGGAGGGAGTTACAGCGGGGTGTTCGGGTTTTTTCGCCAGGCCCTTCACGGCCTCGCTGTAGATGAATTTGATTTGATCCCACGGGATCATGTGCTGCTGCCCGTATTCCCCCTCGCCGTCGCAGACCTCACAGCCTTCCAAAGGCTCTTCAAGTTCGCGACATTCAGGGCATTCGGTCGTGACTTCCAACTTGAACTCACCAAGCAGCAGAGCTTTGGCGCCGTTCTCGGCGGTCAGCCTTGTGGGCATGACGCAGAAGCCATCTGGGATGGTCAGCTCATCAATCCGCTGATCCGCTGCGTTCAGGCGCTGCTGCAGGGAGTCATGCTCGGCTGCGATGCGGTCGAAATCATCGGCCAAAACCACGACCGGCCGGAATACCGCCTTGCTCTCGCCCTCAACGCCAGGGATGAAACCTTTCAATTGCCAGCGCTTCACTTCCGGCCGCAGCTGGGAGGTATTGTTTTCTGTGGGCATGGGGCGTCCTATGCCGGGGCATGCCCGGGCAGTAAATGGGTAATGACTGGTCAGGCAGCCTGCATCAGGGCCTCGATGACTCGTTGACCGGCAAGTGGCGGCACCGCATTTCCGGCCATGTGCATGGTCAGTCGGTGGTTGTCCGGGTGCAGGGTGTCCGCCGGGAAGGATTGCGCGGCCAGGGCCTCGCCTGCGCTGAGCATCCGCATACGGTCACCGTCGACCAAGGCCCAGCGATCTAGGGTGGTAATGGTGCCGATCGGGCGGTTGATGTCGCGCCCGGTCAAACCTGAGCCCTTGCCGTAATAGGGCATGATGAACCGTTCGCCGAAACGTTCGCGGCCATTGCGCACCCGCTCCAGAGTGGCCTGGGCCCGGCCTGGTTTCTCGATCGTTGACCAGCGGCCGGCATCGAAGTCGAGGAAGCTGGCTGCCGGTACATGCTGGCGTCGATGCAGTTCGAGCATCAGCGGTGCTTTGCTACGGGTCAGGACCAAGAACAGTCGCACCCGATGCTGCGGAACACCCAAGTCGGCGCAGTCTACGACGTGCGGTGCCACTTGATAGCCAAGCGCCTGGACTGCTGCGACCCAGGCCGGGTATAGCGCCCAGTCGGTGAATTCCTCGACGTTCTCCACCAGCCCGGCTTCAGGCCGGTGAAACTCCAACGCCGATACCACCGCCCAAGCAGTCGAGCGTGATGAGTCATGTTGCGGGTTGCCGGTCTTCTTGCCTCTGGCTTTCGAGTGGCCCTGGCAGCATGGCGAGGCCAGCAGCAAGTCATGCGCGGGAACGTTCTCCCATTGCGCCTGGTGCAAATCTTGGCAAACGTGTTGTGTGTGCGGATGATTGGCGCTGTGCCACTCAACCGCAACCGGCCAGTGATTGGCGGCCCAGAGAACCTGTACTCCTGCGGCGCGCGCGCCGGTGCTCCATCCGCCGAGACCGGCGAATAGGTCTATTGCTGTGGGCATGGGGATACCTCGCCTTGCGGCTTCGTGCGATCATTTGGAAAAGGAAGGGGGGAAATATGGATTCAAAAAGGAAGACTTCAATTGCACTGATTAATTTTTTGGTTTTATCGTGCGCTTCTATTCTTATTGCTTTTGCCGTAGCGATATACATCTACCGGTATAAGTTTGGCGGCTCGCTATCTGGGCAGTCCAGCGACTGGTCAAATTTTGGCAGCTACATAGGCGGCATATTTGGTCCGCTTGTATCTTTCATAACTCTGCTCGCCGTACTTAAAACCGTTTACCTTCAAAGAGAGTTACTTGATACGCAAAAAATCGAATTTGAGCAGATGCAGTCAAACCAGATGAAAGCGTTCGATGCGCAGCAGGACCAAATCAAAAGCGCTGCGGAGCAAGCTGCGACAGACACTATTGAGAAGGCACGACTCGCAGTCTTGCGTATGATCGATCGATACATCCAGCTCGTCGAGAAAAAACAGGACAGGACAACTGATGGGTTAGGCAGGATTGGGGACTGGGTAACGGCAGGAAGTAATCATGCAACTCTGGAGCAGGCTCAAGGACTGGCAAAAAACAACGAAGAGCTACGAGCAATAATTTTGAAATTAATCGGACTGTCAGAGATTATTTCCTTGACCGACTACAAATCAGTTTCTGAGATGCGGAGATTTTATGAGCTCCAGATTTCTAAGATATTTATCGGTAAAGAAGGTGGGGGCGTGAAGGAAGATTTTATTTAATTCTATTGGCCCAATTCTTCGCTTTCGCAATACGCCTGCCCCGCCGACTGGCGTGATTCGAAGAAAGGGAAAAGGTCTACACTTTCAGGTCTGTCACTTGGAGGAATCCACCATGGCTACCTGCAAGAAGTGCAAAGCTGAGTTCACATCGGAGCCGCATGACGATCCTGAAACTGGCGACCTGAAGTTTGAATGCCCGGTATGTGGGGCAAAACACAGGGCTCGGAAGCTGCCCACTCCACCTGGTTCTCCCGCAGAATTCGAAGTGACGCTGTTCAGTGAAGGTGGTTACGACCACGGCAACGGCTGAAGCGACGGCTAAGCCGGTATGTCGATTTCGTCGTCAGGTTCTGGAGGATCGTCAGCGAGCGACTTCATGCCCGCCGCCTCGATGGGTCGTGACATCTTTTCGCTCACAACAAAAGGTGTCGTGACACAGCACAGCATCTTGGCCTGGGTCTCGAAGTCGGCAGCAATCACGTTCCGTAGGAGGTTCTGATAGACCTCCTGCTGGTTGTTAAAGCCGTGTTCTTTCATCAGGCGCTTGAGGTCAGATTTGAACACCCCGGCCACTTCGATCTGAAACTTCCCAATGCCGAGCGCAGCGTCCTTCGCCGCTGATTTCTCGCGCTTCTTGCGCTGCTTGATGGCTTCCGCCGTCGGCTCCTGCTGTTCCTCGGCCATGGCCTGCCTCTTCAATTCCGTGGGCTGGTAGATCCAGCCATGTCTGTCGTCGGCGCTGGCGCACCTGGTTGCTGATTCGTCTCACGGCGGGCCCTGGAACTTGATGTCGTTCTCGCGGGCGATCAGCCGGGCGCGCTTCGTTTCCATGCCCATTTCCTTTGCGGCTTGGATTACCGTCTTGCCAGCGGCAGCGAGCTCCTTGAGCCGCGGCGCCTGCTTGTTGCGCTCGATCCGCAGCTTGTTACTGTGAGAGGTGCCGAACATGGCCTCCTTCTCACCAGTTACGCCGGTTGCAATCTCTTGCACCGTGCGGCCGGCTCCGAAGAATTGATCCAGCTGCTGGTTCAGGTTCGCAATTAGCGAGTCCCGCGGGTTGGTCATTGGTTCGCCGATCATTTCCGATCACCTGACAGTGAGACCTTGATGCCGTCGGCGCGCGCTTCCAGTTGCTGGGCGAAGTTCACGGCTTCTTTCCAAGTCCAGCGGAAGCCCTTCACCTTGCGGGTGGCCAACTCGATGATGTGATACGCCTTGCCCTTGGAGACGACTTGGTAGCGAATCTTTTGCACGGGCAGCTCCCTGCCGATCATTGAGTAGAACTCGGACGTGGCGATGACTGCGCGGAGGCGCAAGGCCTCAAGCCCGGCGAAGCGCTGCTGCAGTAGTGTTTGCATGGCTGATCCCTCGGTGTGGGTTGCGTGTATTCGTCAGCACTCGGCCGCCTGCTGGTTGCCGTTGGGCGCAGGGGAGAGTGCGGATAAAGGCAGGCGTAAAAAAGCCCGATCGGAACCGGGCTTTTGTTTGCGTCACGGAGACCTCCCTACGTGTCGCAGGTGCCGCCATTGGGCGGGCATCGATTTGTTCGGTTACATGGCTGCCAATCCTCCGTGCTGATTTGGAACTGTCGAGCATTCCTCGGCAATTGGTTGATGTGCGTGGGTGCCGCATTGCTCGGTGCAGAATCATCCGCGTCCACTGCACCCTGTCATCAAGGCGCAGTGGGATTCCAATCTAATTTCACATGGGTCGTGTTTTCTTCAGCTGTTAACTGTGCTGTCCATCAGATATAGTTAACTTGCAAGTAAATCAAACTAAAGGGATTTTTGTGAGAAAACGTTTACCAATATTACTGCTTGCTGCCTGTTCGGTTCAGGCTGCTGACAAATTAAGTACCGTCTCGGTTTATGGGCTTTCAGTGCCAGGGACACCCACGACGGCGAAAGAGTCTGGTTTCACGAAGTGTGAGGACAGCAAAACCTATTACTTATGCTTCCGCGAAAAGAAAACTGTAATCGCTGGTGTTGCTGCACGTAAAGCTGCTATCGCAATAAGTGGGGCTGATAGCTTCTCTGAGAGTGGCGGCGAGGAGCTAAGTAAAAAGGTAACTGACTTCTCTTCAGCCGATTTAAGTTATAGGCGCGTTGAAATGACATTCTCTAGCAATCGAGAGTTGGAAGACGCGTTGCGTTCTGACGGCTGGCTAAAGTCGGTAATTTATGAGAATGAGTATTACAAAGAAGGGATAGCTGCCACATTCGCTTTCTATAAAACCTACGTGGCACTGGAGCCTAGGCACATTTACCGAGTAAATGGGCAGGTTGATATGGCCAAAGGTCAGTTTGTTGAAAACACTCAATCTGAATCCAAGGCTAAATCTTTCATTGACTCAATGAAGAAGTAATTAACACATCTTTCTGCCCATTCAGTGAATGGGCAGAAGTGATGCTTATGCGTGGTTGTCGTATGCTTCGGCTCGCTTGGCCGTGCGGACTTGGGCAATACGCCGCTCAGGGACTCGACGATCACGCCGCATTGAGTCTCCATCGAGCATTGCGTGCATGGCGATCAGCGCAGCCAGTACGAAGCACATCGGTGAAATGATTTGGCGGCGCATCGCTTCGGCCACCAGAGCGGCGCGGCGGGTAACGCCGAGCTTGAACATTGCGTTGGTGAGGCGCTTCGCCACGGTGGCAGGGGATATACCAGCTTCCCGTGCGATTTCTTTAGCGGTGAGCCCAAGGGCTACCCAGAGAAGAAACTGAAGCTCTCGCGGTGCCAGGCCACGACCGAGGTGACCCTTCCATGTGCCATTTACGATTTCTGTTTCCATCGTTTTGACTCCCGGTTGTTTTCCCAATGCACCCGGGTAAACAGGTGCATCAGTGAAACGTTCCGTCCTATTGCCGCCGGAAGGGCGGGGCGCATTGCTTGCCGGGTCATTCACACGGTTCTGGCGTTTCACCATCGAGCAGCCGTCCAGGGTGTTCCTGTCGTGGGCAGGCTTTCGGGCCTGTCTACTCGCCGGTCGCCGGTAGAGGCAATGCGGTCTGTTTTTTATTGCGCTGGCTGTTAAAGAGCGGCAGATCTCTTGACCCTGTCGCTGCCGGTCCCGATGTGGGGACTGGGTTGCGATGGACTGAATATTGCCCGGGGAATTTAACATGGTCAATGCCCAAGGAAATAATAATCTCTGGTGGCGAAAAAAAACCCGCTGGTTAGGCGGGTTTTGATTTGGTAGTGGGTGAGCGCTAGTCTTCAGTGATCAGCTTGTAGGTGGCAATCTCTTTGTCTGTCAGCGGCTCTCTTCGCAGGTATTTCATTGTTTTGAATTTGACATCCATCCCAAGACGGTATTGCTGAATATGGATGTACTGCTGCTTGTTGTAGCTAATTTTATACTTGCTGTTGTCGCTGCGAATGTAGACCGCGCCACTTTCCTTCAGGTCTGTGATCACTCCCGATAAGGTCACTATCTCTGGCTTGATCGTCTCAAAGGCAGAAAGCTTTTGATGCGCCATCCTCACGGCGTCGAGCGAGCCGCCCCAATGATAGAGCTTGGCGTTCGGCGCCGGCCAAGTGAGCTCAGCACCAATCGACTGTTTTTCAAGAGTGCCAAGCAATTCACTCAATGCGCGCGTTGCCGGAACACCAATCACCGTTACCAGTTCCCGAATTTTTTCAGGCGATGGCGTGCTCAGAACATCGAATATCTGCTCGAGTGCGCTCTCCATTGGCGAGTCGCCCGTCGTGTCTGGTGCGATGTTCCCCGCAAACATGAGGCGCGTTGACCCATAGGAAAGCCCCGACAAACGTAGGTCTATCTCGCGCGACATGTCCTCTGGAATGCCACGGGATGGGGATATGCCGTGACGCAGATGGAAAGCAGCATGTGCAAGTGCGCCGTTGAACTTATCCGCGAGCTTGGAGAGGAGTTTCAAGGGAATACTTCCATCCATCCGCATGCCCAGGAGTCGAAGCTCGACCACTTCATGCTGCATCGCGCATTTCGCCTGCCTTAGCTCTTGCTGCAGCTCCTCTTGATGAGAAATCCATGAACTGAGGGCGAGCTGAATCGAGAACTTGCCAGGTGATTCCTGAAGCAGCTTGGTGTCCCGACTGATGAACTCATCAACCTGAGCAAGCTGTTGCTCCAGCCAATCTATGCGATTTGCTTGCTCGGTCATAAATTTACCCTCAAAGCTGCCAATCCCTTTGGCGTCCGATCGTCTCTCTGGGTTCCAAATTTTCTGAACCAGAAATCAACCCCGGCTTTGTCATCAGTCCTAACCTGAAACACATGCAGGTTGAACCTGGCTTTGACAAAGCTTGTGTTGAACAAATTGTTCACCACGGGTTTAGCTGATTCTGAGAGCGCGTCAATCGCTTCCGACTCGTAGACAATGACCAAATCTATGTCATCAGGTTCGAGTTTTTGGCACATAAACGATCCATCAACCCAGATGGTGCCTGCGAAGCCTGAGCTCTCAAGCATGTCTAAGTATACAGTCAATGCGCCAAAAAGCCCTGGCCGTCGCTTGGATTCTGGGAATCCTGTCACGGTCAGCTGCCGGAGCTGGTCAATGCTGAAAGGGTGAATCCCTGCATCTAGGAGGGGAGGGTAGTCAGTTTTCGCGTCGGTCATTAGAAGGCATCAATAGGTCCATTGCCTGCTTAAGCTTGAGGGCTTGTTCTTCGCTCATGCCCAGCATCCTGCTTGCCATTTCATCGACAGCCAAACGGTGCTTTGGCGTCGCCTGAGAGTATCTATCGTCTTTTTGATAATCGGGGTCTGGGTATGCAGCCGCCATCTCGGCTATTTCTGCCGCCAGGCGCGGGCTGTAGCGCTCAACAGGTATTCCGAATATTCGAAATACTCCCGCTGCGATCTCTTTGTTCAGGGCGAGCCGACCATTTAGATAGTTGCTAAACGATCCCTGGTTCATCCCAAGCGCAGCCGCCGCAGCCTCTTGAGTGAGTTTCTTTTCTTTGGGGCGCGATTTGTTTGCGGCGGCGATTTCAGCCTTAAGCGCCGCGCACTCATCCTTTTCCCAATCTTCGAGTACACGCTTCTGCTTGGTCATCGGCGGAGTGTATTTCCGAGGGGAATACGCAACAAATTCCTCAGGCATTGATTTATTAATTTCCTAGGGCAATAATCAGTCCATGAAAACCCATGGAGAAAAGGCAATGCGCCGAATCCCGCTATCAGAATTTGCAGCAGAGCGTGGCCAAACGAAGGCGGCCGAAATCCTTGGCATGACCCAAGGCGCTCTCAGTAAGGCAATCCGAGTGGGTCGCGAGATCTACGTTACGTGCTTTGACGATGGCTCTTGCGATGCAAAAGAGCACCGGCCGTTTCCGTCGCACATCCAGCTTAAAAAATCAGCCGCCTAACCCAGCCCTGTCACACCGAATACGGAAGTGAATCTATGGCCTACGACGATAAAGCCCACCGGCACGAGCACCAGGTGAAGGTGCGGCTCGATGACGAAGTCTTTCAGGAGCTGAAGGACGTTGCCCGGGACATGAAGCTGCAACACAGCGTGCTTAGCCGAGAAATCATCGAGGCCGCGCTTGAGGTCAAGCGGACGCTCGGAGAGCTGCCGTTTGAGCTGGAGAAAAGACGCGCCTGAGAAGGCCATAGAGGGGGATTTATGCCCAGCGCAGTAGTTGACTTACGGAAGGGCGACACAGAAGACCTGGCGCGATGGGCGTCGGAGATCGGGATCACCCCGGATGCATTGGCCTCGCAGATTTTGCGACTGGCCATGCCGGGACTGAAAAAGGCAGCAAGCGACAACGTCCCAATCGACAGCAACGTCGTCGCCTTCACTCCCAAGCGATGAGTTCCGGCCCTTATTAGGGACCGCTTGGAAGGGGAGGTTGGCCGATTACAGATTTCAAGGTTGGTGCTGGTCCCTGTTTCGGGACTGGAAGAAGAGAAGGTCATGGGTTCGTCCCCGATCGAGCTGTTGAAGCAAGTATCGCGGGAATAGGGCGGCACCGGCAGAACATCGGATTAGCTGTTGATTCATCCAGTACTGAAATGACAGGCACAAAAAAGCCGGTGGCTAGACCGGCTTCTTCAAAGCGCAAAACACTGAGGGGCCATTATGAACACGATCGTAGCTCCAAGCAATACGATCACCATGTCGAGCCGGGAGATAGCCGAGCTCACAGGGAAGCAGCATAAGGATGTTATTCGCGACATCCGTGTGATGCGCAAAGCCCTGGCTGTTGATGGCGCAGATCTGCGCCATCTCCACGAGGTCAAGGATGGGCGGGACTACACCGCCGAATTTCGCCTTGACCGAGTTCTGACTGAAACCCTTTTGACCGGTTACAGCATTCCGCTTCGCCATCGTGTCGTGACACGTTTGAGCGAACTAGAAAACGTGTCACGCCAGGTTGTCACGGTTCCTCGAAGTCTCCCTGAAGCCCTCAGGCTTGCGGCCGACCAGGCAGAGCAAAACCTTCAACTTCAGGCCGTCATCCAAAAGCAGGCGCCGAAGGTCGAAGCGTTGAATCGCCTCGCCAATACCCATGGGTCCGTATGCATCACCAGCGCGGCCAAGCAACTTGGTGTCGCGCCTCTGCGGCTATTCAAGTGGCTTAGCGACAACCGCTGGATCTATCGCCGGACCAGTCACTCCAGTTGGTCTGCGTTCCAACCGCGCCTGTCGTCCGGACTGCTTGAGCACAAGCTGGTGAAGGTCGGTACCGAGCGCGAAGAGCTCAAAGTCGTCGAGCAAGTAATGGTCACTCGCCGCGGCATCACCACCCTCGCCGAACAAATCCAAGGAAACTCGTTGTGAGCGTTCAAGCAATGTCCTGGGCGCTCTCTCTGCCCACCGAGTCCCTGAAGGACTCAAGCGCGCGTCATGTGTTGCTGTGCCTGGCCAACTACGCCGGATCGAACGGCGCTGGTGCATTCCCGTCGGCGTCGACCCTGGCTCAAGACACCGGCCTGTCCGAGCGCACCGTTCGCTACAAGCTGGATGATCTGGAGAAGTCCGGACTCATCCAGAAGGGCAATCAAGCCATCGCCGCCGTGCACATTGATCGTCATGACCGCCGCCCAGTCGTTTACGACCTTCAACTATCGCGGGGTGCAAATCCTGCACCCCGTACAAAGCGGGGTGCAGATGACGCTACGGGGTGCAGTTCACAACAGAACGGGGTGCAGCCTACGACAGAACGGGGTGCAGCCACTGCACCCAATACATCAATTAACCATCAAGTAACCGAAGAGCAGCAGCGCGAGATTTCTGAAGTCATCGCCGAGCAGGATCGTCAGGCTGTCGCCGCCGATGACCGCCAACGCTTCGCCATGTTCGCCGAGTGGGATCTAACGGAGGCCTACATGGCTACCCAACTGAGAATCGCCGGCTTGCCTGCTGACTCGGTAACCGACGAGCTGCTCTCAGGGTTCAAGGGTTTCTTCGTCGCCAAGCCTTCGACTGTCGACAGTGCTGCTGGCTGGTGCTTCCGACTGGCCACCTGGGTCAAGCGTGAGCGGGTCAACGCTGCCGGTACCGCATCGTCCGCGGCTTCGGACGAGTTCGACGATGACAACACCGAATGGATGAAAGGGGGTTCGAAATGAGAGCGGTTTCTACTGTCGCGGCCCAGACCATGACCAAAGTTCGCCACGGCGAATTTATCGAGGCAACCACTGAGGTTTCGGTGCAGGCCCAGCAGGATCAGGCTCATGCAACCGGCAAAGTGATCAATCAGCTGTTCCGCCAGTTGCGTTCAATCCGCACCGCGTGGCGTCAGGCATGGCCAGATAAGAAATCCTACATGGAATCTAAAGCCACCTGGTTGCAGGCATTTATTGAGAACGGCATCTGCACCCAGGAGCAAATTGATATCGGCTTGATCCGTTGCCGTGCCGAGCCTTCCGATTTCATCCCGAGCGTGGGCAAGTTCATTCAAGGCTGCGTGCCTACTCCGGAGATGATCGGCCTGCCCACCGTCGACTCCGCGTTCGAACAGGCAATGCGCAACTGCCACCCGGCGATGCGAGCCGTAGCCAAGTGGTTTCATCCAGCGGTCTACCACGCTACCGCCGCGGCCGGGTTTCACAGCCTGCCGTTGCTCAGTCGCGAATTGGCATTGATCAGCTTCGAAAAACGTTACATGGAACAGGTCCGCAAGGTCTGGATGGGCGAGCAGCTTCAGCCGGTACCGGTAGCGGAGTTGCCCGCGCCGGTAGCTATGCGGACTCCCAAGGTCGGAAACCAGGCGTTGGCCGAGCTGCGGGCCATGCGTTCGCGAGGTGCTGCTCGTGCCTAACCCGAATCTCACACCCACCGACCCGTCCGAGTACCGCTACGCCGTGCATTGCTGCGCCTACAAGTGGGATCTCACCGATAAACCAGATCGCGCTGTAGCGCTGTTCGAGCATCGCTCTGCCGCCGTGAAGTTCGGCGGCCTGATGTGGCCGAGCACTTTCGAAGTAATCGACATCACCACAGGAGAGAAGGCATGAACGATATCCTGCTTCATCTGTACATCGCTTTCATGACGGTAGTCGCCGTGGGCCTTTGGTGGGGCATCCGCCGTCTCGAACGCCGTGCCCGAATCGCGCGGGGTAATCGCGAATGACGCCGGTTGCCATGAAGCAGTTCAAGCAGAAGCCGGTGCGAGCCAAGCCAGTCGACCGTGAGGGCCTGGAGCAAGCGGCGTTGATGGCTGAACTTCGTGCCCGCATGCCCGAGGTCGCTGACCTTATCTATCACGTCCCGAACGGCGGCCATCGCGTCAAGGCCGTAGCCGCGAAGTTGAAGGCCCAGGGTGTAAAGACCGGCATCCCTGATCTGGTTCTGCCGATGGCCCGCGGTGGGTTCTTCGGCCTGTACATCGAGTTCAAGGCGACGCCACCGAACGATGCTGCGATTTCGTCCAGCCAGCATGAACGGATTCGCAAGCTCAATGCCCAGGGGTATTTGGCGGTGGTGTGCCGCGGGCACTTCGACACGATGGAGCAGATCCGCGCCTACCTTCGGCTCGCTCCTACAGTGGTGGCCGCATGACCAGCGCCGCCGTGAAGATGTCCGACGCCGAAATCAAGCGGCAGGCTGCCGGCGATGTCCGGGACCTGCGCGACATCGAGAATCGCGGCCTGTACCTGCGCTTCACCCGGGCTCGTGAACGTGCGTCCTGGTACCTAGTGGTGAAGGGCGAGTGGAAGCGAATCGGCGCCTTCCCGGATCTCAACACCAAGCAGGTGGTCGCGGCGCTGCCGGCTATCCGTCTTCGCCTGGAGGCCGGTACCGGGGCGAACCTGTCGAAGTGGATCACTGTTGGCGAGCTGCTGACCTGGTACGCCGAACGCATGTCCCGCGACCGCAATCTCTCCAGCAAGCGCAAGAAGACCGGTGCCTCAGCGATCAAATGCCACCTGATGCCGCGCTTGGGTGATCTGCCACTGACTGGCGTCGACAAGGCTACGCTCGACAGCCAACTCATGTGGCCGCTACAGGAAAGCATTTCCATCGACTACGTGCGCTCGGTGTTCCAGCTGCTGGCCCTGGCCTTTAGGCAGGCGTTCAAACTGGGGCTGATCTCGGCCAACCCGATGGCGACCATCAAGTTCAACGACTTCTCGAAAGCCAAGGTTGGGATCAAGCCTTCTCGCCTGCGTGGGGTTCAGCTTTCGGGACTGCTGGAGCAGCTGGCTGCCGTCATGGAGGCTGCGCCGCTGGATGCCATGCTCGCCCTGATGATGCTCTGCCACGGCACGCGCATCGGCGAAACCCGGCAGGCGCGTTGGTCGCACATCAGCCTGGCCGAGCGTGAGTGGTTCATTCCGGCCGAGCACACCAAGACCGGCGTCGAGCATCACCTGCCATTGACCGAGCAGGTGTGCGCGCTGCTCATACGGTACCGCGAGGGTCAATACGCCCGAGGCTATGACGGCCAGTTCCTGTTCCCGGCACGCAACGGCAAGGCCCTGAGCGAAGGCCAGGCCAGCGCCGTGTTTGCCCGGTTGGGGCAGGGCGAGTGGACCAGTCATGACTTGCGCAAGGTGGCTCGTACCGGTTGGGCAGATCTCGGCATCGACCACCTGATCGGTGAGCTGCTGATCAACCACGCCATGGGTCACAACGTGAAGGTGTACATCCAGTCGGACGTGATGGGGCGCAAGCGGGATGCCTTGCAACAGTGGCACGCCCATCTAGACCAGAAGGGTTTCGCCCTGATTCACGGATTGACCGGCTTTAGATTCGGAGATTCCGGTAATGCGCTGGAAGCCGCAGAACATAAGGTCTGCGAGGCCAACCAAGAATCAACCATAGGCGAGGTTTAAAAATGATGAAAAAGCAGTATGGCCCCGCCCTTGTGCATAGTTTGATACCGATGACCGAGTGCCCGTCGTGTGCCGGTAAGGGGGTGATCAAGGGGGTGTTTCATGAGCTCGATTGCATCGGCTGTCATTCATCCGGCTTCGTCAATGCGCAGACCCTGGAGCCGCTGTTGATCGAAGACCTGGTGGTTCAGCTTGGCCGGCTGGTTCGTCGGGAGCGCAGTCAGTTGGTCGGCAAGAACCCAACACGCTGCATCGTTGATGAATACCAGCAGAGCAACAGCCGCGGCGCCGGCCGCTCGACTTACAAGGGAGATTGAGTCATGGGCATTTATAAAGACGTGATGAGCACGCTGGTCCGGGTACTGGCTGCCGACAACATCGACAACAGCACGAAGCAGTCCTGGCAGAAGCTGATCGATGCTGACCTGCGCTCGGGCGGTACCGGCAGTTCGCTCTCGGTACGTGACAAGTTCGATTATGACTGCTGCCTGTATGCGCTCCTGCACCGCCAGCTCGAGCCAGCTCAGTGGGACGTGCTGGTCGCCAAGTATTCGACGCACAAAGCCAACAAGGTCGGCGCCATTGGCCGCCTGGTGTCTCGCATGGTTTCCCCGGCGCCGGAGCTGTTCGTTTATAAGGCGCTCACTGCCTGGGCCATCCCGAAGCTGAAGGGAGTTCAGACCGGCAAGCGTTCCACCGACATGATCGTGTTGCCCGCCGAGTTCTACGACATGAACACCTGGGATTTGGCCGGCTCGCCAGAGCGCACTCGCCGTAATTGGCGCGGCGGCATTCACAAGCGCCTGGAGCAGTTGGAAGAGGCTGCTGTGATCCGGACCACTGAGATTTTCGATCTTGAAGAAATCTTCGTAGACGCCGCTTGACCGTGATGGCCGATTGGCCGTAAATTAACTCCATCATGTCGATCTTGCGCGTTATGAGATTCGATCAGAAAAAACCCGGCCATTGTGCCGGGTTTTTTATTGGAATTTTTCCAGGCGCTTGCAAGATTCGCAGTAGCTGTATTGCTGGTCACCATCCTCAATTCTTTTGAAGAGATACTCGGTTGCGCGCTTGATAAGCGAGCCGAAGATTTGTAGGAAGATGAGGGATTCTGCGACCACACCCACCTTGAACCCCGGATCAAGCTTTGAACGCTTTATGAGCTCACGTTTGCTCATGAGCCTGCGAGAGTTCTCGCCGCAGTCGGTACATTTAAAATTCATCGCTACCTCTTTGTTTCATTAGCAAGATTTCACTGATCCAGTGTGTGCATTGCCACACATTAGGCTATGGACATAGCTCTGTCATTTTGCCCGCTCGCGCTGCGGGCCTTTTTAATTCCGAACTCCCCAAAAGGGAGGAATCCGAGATGCCAAACATGCCCGACAAACCAGACACCTGGCTCATCGTCATGGCCTGGCTCAGCCAACACTCCCCGATGTTCTATGCCGCGACGCTGTCGTGTTGGATCGCCTTCTTGCGCGTCATCTACGGCGGTGGGGGACGGCGACAGGCCCTGCTGGAATCCTGCCTGTGCGGCGCGATCACAGCCGGGGCATTCCCGCTGTTCGAGTATTTCAACCTTCCTTCAAGTCTGGCGGCAGCTCTCGGTGCAGTTATCGGCACTCTGGGTGTGAAGAAGGTCGCCGACCTGGCCGACCGCTTCACCGACTTCAAATTGCCCAAGCGGCAGGAGTGACCCATGCAACTGATCGACAACTGGAAACAAGCGCTGAGCATGACCAGCGTTCAGGCTGGTGGTGCAATCGCCGCCCTTGGTGTGGCTGAGCAACTGATGCCATCACTTCAGGCAGTTTTGCCACCAATTGCCTATGGCGTGCTGGGCCTCCTAGTGATGATTGCCCGGGTCGTGCTGCAACGGAAGCTGACCAAGTAGGTGACCGGTGATGGCGTGCACTGGATGCGCGGCCCGGCGCGAGTGGATAAAGAAGTGGAGTGCAGTTGGGTATGAGCGAGCCCGTGAACTCTTTGTGGGAGCGGATGCTGATCGAGCAGGAGAACCAGACCGAACTGCTCAGGCAGATAGCCCACAACCAGGTGGTGCTGATCCAGTCGCTGGCAGAGGATCAGGACGAAGACCCTGACGTAATACCCGCAACCTACATGGATGGTTCGCCATGCCGCTGAGGCCACAGAAGCCGTGCAACGCCCAAGGCTGCAACACGCTCACTCGCAACCCTCGCTACTGTGACGATCATGCTCACCTTCTCAAGAGCGCGGCGAGGGCCAAGCCTCGGGAGAGCAGCACCAAGCGTCACTACAACTACAAGTGGCAACAGGCGAGGGCTGGCTGGCTGGCCAAGCATCCGCTCTGCTGTCACTGCTCGGCACGCGGGCTGGTGGTCGTGGCCACCGATGTCGACCACATCATCCCGCACAAGAGCGACATGGTCCTGTTCTGGGACAAGACCAACTGGCAGAGCCTGTGCGGACCGTGCCACTCGGCCAAGACGGCCGCCGAAGACGGCGGATTCGGCAATGCGAGGCGCTGAAAGCAGAAAAACCCCGAAAAACAGTGAAATTCGACCAAATGAGAGCGATTCGCGCTCAGGGGGAGGGGGAGGGTCGAAAGTCTGGGCCTTTTGGTTTCTAGACCGCGCCCTCAATCGTTTTTTCACACCCGCGAAATTAAAAATCCAGGAGTTGCGCGATGGGAGGCACCGCCACGGTCGCCGGCCGTGGTCGCAAACCCAAGCCGACGGCCAAGAAAGAGTTGGCCGGGAACCCGGGAAAACGCGCCCTCAACAAGGCCGAGCCCCAGTTTTCCAAGATCACACAGATCGATCCGCCCGACTGGTTGAGTGAGCGCGCGGCCACCATGTGGAACATGGTCGTGCCGGAGTTGTTACGCGAGAACGTGGTTGCGATCACGGACCTGCACAACGTCGAAGCCTTCTGCGTCGCCTATGACAACTGGCGCATGGCTCAAGAGTCGGTACGTGATAACGGCATCGTAGTCGCCGGGGCCACCGGTGGCCCGATGAAGAATCCTGCACTGACCGCTGCCAACGAAACCATGCGGCAGATGGTGACCTTCGGTTCAATGCTCGGCCTTGATCCGGCAAGCCGCACAAGGCTGATAGGCGGAAATAAGGAGAAAGTCACCAACGAATTTTCCCAACTACTGAGCACATAAATGACCAAGGCCCTGCACCCAAACGTCGACAAGGCGATGGCGTGGGGAAGGTCCGTACTCCGAGGGAAGGTTCCAGCCTGCCGCTACATTCATCAGTCCATCCAGCGGCACTTCGATGATCTGGCCGCCAGCCGCAAGCGTGGGTACCGCTACAAGTTTGATCCGGCCAAGGCCGAGAAAAAGCTGAAGCTGATCCAGCTCTTGCCTCACACCAAAGGCGAATGGGCGTTCAAGCGGCAGTTGATTAGCCTGGAGCCATGGCAACTCTTCGGCATGGCCGTGACATTTGGCTGGGTCAAGAAGAAGGGCGGGCACCGCCGTTTCCGCGAAAGCTATTGGGAGGTACCACGCAAGAACGGCAAGTCGGTGATCGCGGCCGGTGTCGGCATTAGCATGTTCGTCGCGGATGGCGAATTTGGGGCCGAAGTGTACTCGGGGGCCACGACGGAGAAGCAGGCGTGGGAGGTTTTCCGCCCGGCCAAGCTGATGGTGAGCAAGTCGCCAATGCTGATCCAGGCTGCCGGCATCGAGGTCAACGCCTCGAACATGAACATCCCTTCTGACTTCAGCCGCTTCGAGCCGCTGATTGGCGACCCCGGCGACGGCGCGTCACCCAGCTGTGCGATCGTTGACGAATATCACGAACACCGCACCTCGGCCCAGTACGACACCATGCTGACCGGCATGGGTGCCCGCCGGCAGCCATTGATGTTCATCATCACCACCGCCGGCGCCGATATCGAAGGCCCTTGCTACGACAAGCGCCGCCAGGTCATTGAGATGCTCGAAGGTACGGTACCCGACGACGAGCTGTTCGGTTTCATCTGGACGCTAGACGATGGCGACGACTGGACCGATCCGAAGATGCTCGCCAAGGCCAATCCGAACCACGGCGTATCGGTGTTTCAGGAGTACCTGGAGAGTCAGCAGGCGAGGGCGATCCGCTCCGCACGCTTCACCAACACCTTCAAAACGAAGCACCTGAACCTGTGGGTTAGCGCGAAATCCGGCTTCTTCAACATGGAGGACTGGAAATCGTGTGAGGACACCACGCTCACCCTGGAACAGTTCGAGGGTCAGGAGTGGATCGCAGGCTTCGACCTGGCACGCAAGCTAGACATGAACTCGAGAGCGCGGCTGTTCTGGCGCGTGATCGATGGGAAAACCCATTACTACAGTGTCGCGCCGAAGTTCTGGGTGCCCTATGACACTGCGTATGACAGCGATAACAAGCGCATGTCAGAACGGTTCCAGGCGTGGATCAACTCTAAACATCTGGAGGTTACCGACGGCGCCGAGATCGATTACCGCGAGATCCTCGAGGACACCAAGGAAGCCAACCACCAGGCACCAGTTCGCGAGTGCCCGATTGACCCGCACGGCGCCACGGGGTTGAGCCACGATCTTGACGACGAAGGTTTCAATCCGATCACGATCACGCAGAACTACACCAACATGTCAGATCCGATGAAGGAGCTCGAGGCGGCCATCACCGCAGGCAGATTCCATCACGACGGCAACCCCATTATGACTTGGTGCATAGCCAACGTGATCGGCAAAAACATGCCTGGCAACGACGATGTCGTGCGACCAATTAAGCAGGGCGATGACAACAAGATCGACGGCGCCGTAGCTCTGATTATGTCTATCGGGCGGGTGCTGGCGAGTGTTGGTGTCCCTGACACAAGCGGCTTCTATGAAAATCCAATCATGGTAGGAATCTAATGGCGCACGAAAAAAAGCCAGGCCGGGTAAAGGCCGCCTTGCTGGATTGGCTGGGTGTGCCAATTGGTTTGAAGGACGGAGCGTTCTGGCAAGAGTGGTTCGGCAGTTCTGTTTCAGGACAGCACGTATCCGTCGACAAAGCGATGCAGCTATCTACTGTATGGGCATGTGTCAGGCTTCTGTCTGAATCGGTTTCAACGCTCCCACTGAAACTATATCGACGGATGCCTGATGGATCTCGCCAGTCAGCGACTGAACACCCTATCTATCGTGTTCTTTGCCGAGTTCCCAATGCAGAAATGACCCCGCAGCGGTTTATGCTGCTGGTGGTAGCCAGCATTTGCCTGCGTGGCAACGCCTTCGTTGAGAAGAAGTTGGTAGGCAGTCGAATCGTCGCGCTCGTTCCACTCTTGCCGCAATATATGCGGGTCAAAAGACAGGACAACGGTCGCCTCAAATACACTTATACCGAAAGCGGAAATGAGCGCGACATTCCTGAAAAAAATCTAATGCACATCCGAGGATTTGGCTTGGATGGTGTCTGTGGAATGTTGCCGGTCACAACCGGTAAAGAAATATTCGGTTCAGCAATGGCAGTTGAAGAAGCTGCTGCGAAGGTATTTGCTCAAGGCATGCAGGCTTCTGGAATCCTGAGTAGTGACGTCGCGCTAAAACCTGAGCAGCGTGAGCAACTCCGAGCCAGTCTGAGCGCCTTCATGGGTTCCAAAAACGCCGGAAAGATCATGGTTGCTGAGGCTGGGTTGAAATACCAGGGCATCACCATGAACCCCGAAGCGGCTCAAATGCTGGAGTCGCGTTCTTTCAATATCGAGGAAATGTGTCGCTGGTTTCGTGTGCCGCCGTTCATGGTCGGACATATGGACAAGCAGTCCAGCTGGGCCAGTTCGGTTGAGGCGCAAAACTTGCACTTTCTGACCAACAGTCTTCGGCCGCTTCTGGTGAACATCGAGCAGGAAATTACACGTTGTTTGATCGGCGATCTGGATGCCGACGAATATTTTGCCGAGTTCGCCGTAGAGGGTCTTCTCCGTGCGGACAGCGCAGGGCGTGGCGCCTGGTACAACACCGCGTTGCAAAACGGCTGGATGTGCCGAAACGAAGTCCGCAGATTGGAAAATCTGCCGCCTATCCCAGGTGGCGATATATACACCGTCCAGTCTGCCTTGGTATCACTCGATCAACTCGGTAAACAGTCTGCCGGCATGTCTCCGGCGGCTACGGCCTTCATGCTACGTATTGCGGCCGCTAACCAAGCCGGTGATCAAGCAACTATTAAAGACGCCTTCGAACTGGCCAACAAAGCGCTGGAAACCGGAAACCCGGATGGGCCGTTGATGGCCCACGCGCTCATTTCGCTGCCTTTGCTCAAAGCAGCCTGACATCTGGAGTAACCCATGACCCTGAAGACCATTCCGGAGGCTCCGGCGGCGCGCCCGCGCGCGCAGATCCAGTGCGACTTGAGCGTCAAGGCTCTGGAGCGATGGAACCCGGCGATCAAGGCAGCAGCCACGGACGACAACACCATCACCATGTACGACCCGATTGGCTACGACTGGTGGACCGGTGACGGTGTGACGGCAAAGCGCGTGAGCGCTGCTCTGCGCAGCATCGGCGACAACGACGTGACAGTGAAGATCAACAGCCCAGGCGGAGATGTGTTCGAAGGGCTGGCGATCTACAACCTGCTGCGAGAGCACAAGGGCAAGGTCACGGTGCAGGTACTGGGCCTTGCGGCATCAGCGGCATCGTTCATTGCCATGGCGGCCGATGAGGTGCAAATCGCTCGGGCTGGCTTCCTCATGATCCACAACAGCTGGACCGGTGTAGCGGGGGACCGAAACGAGATTCGCGAAGTGGCTGACTTCCTCGAGCAAATCGACGGGACTCTGGCTGACATCTACGCGGTCCGGACTGGCGATTCAATCGAGGTCATGAGCAAGCTCATGGACGAAGAGACCTGGATGGGCGGCAGCGCAGCAATCGATGCCGGTTTTGCTGACGCGCTACTGGACTCAGATGCCACCAAGGAGGACGCCAGCGCCTCCGCGCCACATCAAATCGCCGCGCGCCGCCTCGATGCCATCTTGGCCCAACAGGGCATGACCCGCACTGAGCGCCGCTCACTGATTCAAGAACTGAAGGCTGGTACGCCTGGCGCTACCCGCTCCGGCAAGCAAAACGCTGCCGAAACACCGGCCAATCTGGCCAATCCCATTGCCGAGTTGCAGGCCGCACTGTCGCGGTTCTCGGCTGCAGCAATTCAAACCGGAGTAAACCATGAGTGATACCACTGCTGATCTGCTGAAGAACGTCTCGGCCGAACTGAAGAAGGCTACCGACGACTTTAGCAAACAGGCTGAAAATGCCTTGAATGAAGCCAAGAAGGCCGGCAGCCTTTCCAGTGAAACCAAGGCGGCTGTCGACGAGCTGGCCACCAAGTTCAACAGCCTCACCGAGGCCGAAAAGCAACTGAAGGCCCAACTGGGTGAGCTGGAACAAGAGTTCGCACGCCTGCCTTCTCAGTCGCGTCCAGGTGTGCAAGATTCCCTGGGCGGTGTGGTGATCAAAAGCGAAGCACTGAAGGCCTTCGCGAACAACATCGAGGGCGGCAAGCGCTTGAGCGTGCCCGTTAGCGCCGCGCTGCTGACGGCTAACGTTCCGGGCACCATCGTGGCACCGGATCGCCTGCCGGGCATTGACGTAATGCCGAAGCAGCGCCTGTTCATTCGCGATCTGATCGCGCCAGGCCGCACCACCTCGAACACCATTTACTGGGTGCAGCAAACCGGCTTCACCAACGCGGCCAAGGCCGTTGCCGAAAATACCCAGAAGCTCTATAGCGACATCCAGTTCAACGAGAAAATCACCCCAGTGCGCACCATCGCGCACATGTTCAAGTCCTCGAAGCAGATCCTCGACGACTTTGCGCAACTGTCGTCGACCCTGGACACCGAAATGCGCTTCGGCCTGAAGTACGTCGAAGAGCAGGAGATTCTGTTCGGTGACGGCACTGGCGCGCACCTGGACGGCATCGTGCCGCAGGCTACTGCTTTTGATGCAGCCTTCGATGTAGATCAGCAAACAGGTATCGACGACCTGCGACTGGCGATGCTTCAGGCCCAACTCGCTCGCCTGCCGGCCTCTGGTCACGTTCTTCACTTTATCGACTGGGCGAAGATCGAGCTGACCAAGGACACGCTGGGTCGCTATATCTTGGCCAACCCTCTGGGCTTGGCCGGTCCAGTGCTGTGGGGATTGCCGGTGGTTGCTACCGAAAAATTGCGGCCTTTCAGGGCAAATTCCTGACCGGTGCTTTCCAGACCGGCGCGCAGATCTTCGATCGTGAAGACGCGAACGTGGTGATCTCGACCGAGAACGCCGACGACTTCGAGAAAAACATGATCTCGATTCGTTGTGAAGAGCGTCTGGCCTTGGCGGTGAAGCGCCCCGAAGCCTTCATTTACGGCACTTTCACCGTTCCGACGCCTTGACCTGAAAGGGCCGCCCCCGAGGCGGCCCACTGGAGGAAGCCATGAAACTGAAGACGCTCAAGCCACTGTACTTGGGTGGCAAAACCCTCACTGAAGGCACGCCGTTCATCACGGACGAACAGCACGGGCGACAGCTCATAAATAAGGGGTTCGCCGAAGAGCATGACGGTGACGAAGAAGTTGCCGTCGATTTGACCGACGTTGACGGTCCTGCCGAAGCATTAACTACGGACAACGTCGCAGCGGGCCAAAAAACCAAGGCTCCCAGCAAGAAAAAGGCTGACTAAGCATGAGCGTGATCGAGATCGCATTGGCCATGAAGCACCTGCTCGCGGAACCTGAAGATCAGGACCTGGTGCAGTCGCAACTGGACGGCGCCGAGGTGGCCGCGGCGGCCTATCTCAATCGCGCTTTCTTTCTCAATCAGGCCGAACTGGACGCTGCTCGATTGTCCGTACCCGTAATGCGGAACCAAGCCCGTGTTGCATATGAGTCAGCTATGGCAACCGCCGCGGCCATTGAGGATCGCGTTGAGCGTAGCGAAGCGATGGCAGATGCTCAGTTTATTTTTACTGAAGCGCTGTCCGCCGCCACCCGCATTGCTCGCGGGATGGTGATCAATAAAGGTATCGAGGCCGCATGCTTGCTGAAGCTTGGCCACTTGTTCGCCAACCGTGAAGAAGTCGTCACGGGCACGATTGCGACGGAATTGCCGCAAGCCTCCAAGGCTCTGCTGACGCCAGATCGCGTCGGGATGGGTGTCTGATGCGTGCCGGTCGGTTACGGCACCGGATCACCTTTCAATCGCCTGGTCTGGTTCAGGATCCCGGTACCGGTGAGATGCTGCCGAGTTGGTTGCCGGTGTGGGAGAGCGTGCCGGCCTCCGTGGAGCCACTCAGTGCGCGGGATCTGATCGCTGCACAGGCTGGCCAGTCCGAAGCGTCAGGGCGCATGGTGATTCGGTACCGCACTGGCGTGCTGCCGACGATGCGCATTTTGCATCGCGGCGACGTTTACGAAATTCAAGGCCCGCCTATGCCCGATCCTGAATCTGGTCTTGAGTACCTGACCATTCTGGTAGCGAAAGGGGTGAATGATGGCTGACGGCGTGGAGTTCAGCATCGCCGGTCTGGACTCGCTGCTCGGTAAACTCGAAGCCATCAGCTATGACGTGAAGCGCAAAGGTGGGCGCTCGGCTCTGCGTAAGGCTGCCCAGGTTGTGGCTGAAAAGGCGAGGGAAGGCGCGCGCAGAATCGACGACACCGAGACTGGACGCTCCATTGCGGACAACATTGCACTCCGCTGGAATGGTCGGTTGTTCAAGGCGAGCGGCGATCTCGGTTTCAGAATTGGCGTGCTGTACGGCGCCGTGCTGAAAAATGGCGGCGAAACAGCAGCCAATTCGCCTACGCCGCACTGGCGTCTCTTCGAGTTCGGCACAGTCAACATGGCTGCCCAGCCGTTCATGCGTACCGCGCTGGCGGACAACATCAGCGAAGCGACCAACACATTCATAACCGAATACGAGAAAGCCATCGACCGCGCAATCAAACGTGCGGCCAAGCGCGCGGCCAAGTCGTCTAGGAGTAGCTGATGCCAGCAGCACCAATCTTCGCCGTGTGCGCCGCGGATGCCGCCGTCCAAGCATTGCTTGGGGTCACGCCTCACAGGTTGTACCCCTTCGGCGAGGCGCCAGAAGGTGTGGCCAGGCCATATGCAGTATGGCAAATGATCACGGGCAGCCCGGAGAACTACCTGGCCGGTCGCCCTGACATCGACGGTTTCACGTTGCAGGTGGACGTGTACGCCGTCACGGCAACTTCTGCCCGGTCAGTTACCGACGCCATAGCCCACGCCATTGAGCTGAAGGCCAACGTGGTCCGCTGGGGCGGCGAGAACAAAGATGTCGCAACAAAGCTCTACCGGTCGAGCTTCGACATCGACTGGCTTGTACCCAGATAGATCAATCCCCACCCCAGGCCCGCCATGTGCGGGTTTTTTTATGACCGACATTTGGAGAAAGCCATGTCGATTTTGACCCAAGGCACACAAATTTATGCGCTGGTGCCTACTGTTGCCGACCCGACCGAGCTCGAAGTAATCGAGATTCAGTGCGCGACGGCGTTCAGCCCGGGCGGTAACCCTGCTGACCAGATTGAAGACACCTGTCTCAGCGACAAGGTGCGCAAGTACCTGCGTGGCTTGCGTACTCCGGGCCAGGCATCCCTGACGCTCAACGCCGATCCGCGCAACGCTTCCCACGTTCGCCTGCATCAGCTGTCGGAAGACGACGACATCGGCAATGTGAGTTGGGTGGTCGGCTGGTCTGATGGCACTGCTCCGCCGACGCTCAATGTCGCCGGAGATGATTTTGTTCTTCCGACAACCCGCACCTGGTTCCTATTCGACGGCTATGTCAGCGACTTTCCGTTCGACTTCGCTGCCAATACCGTTGTGACCACCGCGGCAACCATCCAACGATCGGGCGGTTCCGCCTGGATCCGCAAAACACCTTAAGGGTTTTGACATGAAGCTGAGCATTGAGAACCTTAAGCAGGCCGGGGCCTTCACCGGTCGCCCGGTGGAAAAAACGATTACCTGGAAACAAGGTAAAAACGAATACACCGCGACCGTATTTGTCCGCCCGATGGGATACCAAACCGCTGTCAGTGATGTGCTTGCAATCAACGGCAAGCAGGACAGCGTGGCAGGGCGCATTGCGGCGAGCATCTGCGACGAGGAAGGCGCCCCAGTGTTCACTGTGGCGGACATCATCCACGGCCCGATTGACCCTGTTGAGCGAGCAAAAGATCCGGAGAGCACCAAGCGCCTGGGCGCCCTCGACGGCGGACTCACCGTTTCGTTGTTGGCCGTCATTCATGAGGTGAACAACCTGGGAAAGACGACGAGCTCACCGACCTCGAAGAGTTCTGGCACGAGCTCGTCCTCTGTGGGATCGGCGGCAAAACCATCGCGGAAGCCAAGGAAAGTTTAAGCCTGCGCGAGTTTCGTTCATGGGCGAAGTTCAGGGATTTGCGAGGCTCGCTGCATGTTGGCATGCGGGTCGAGCGGGGATTCGCTCTCTTGGCTTCGATCTTGGCGAACAAAGACCGCGATCAGAAAAAGCGCCCAGAGCCTTTCAGCATCTATGACTTCATGCACCACGATTCTCAGAAGCCGATCTCGCTTGAGCAGGCAATGCAGTCTTGGGCGTAGTGATTCAATCCCCGCATTCGCGGGAAGCTCCGGAGCCATGCAATGGCATCACGATCTCTCGGCACCCTGACTCTTGACCTGATTGCCAAGGTAGGTGGTTTTGTATCGGGCATGAGCCAGGCCGAACGCAGTTCGGAAAAATGGCGGAAGACCGTCGAAAAAAATGCCCAGGCAGCCGGCATCGCAATTGGTGCTGGTATTGCCGCGGGCACCGTGGCTTTGACAGCGCTCGCGGTTTCTACGGTCCAGGCGGCGACCGAAATCTCTCGATTTTCCGCTCTCGCCGGTACCGGGACCACCGAATTCCAGAAGTACGCTGTGGGCGCCAAAACCGTTGGTATCGAGCAGGATAAGCTCGCGGATATCTTCAAGGATGTGAACGACAAAGTCGGCGACTTCCTGCTCAATGGGGGTGGCGAGTTACAGGACTTCTTCAAGACGATAGCGCCACAGGTCGGCGTGACTGCTGAGCAGTTCCGCAATCTCTCCGGCCCCCAGGCATTGCAACTGTTCACGACCAGCCTGCAAAAGGCTGGGCTCAGCCAAGCAGAGATGACGCAACAGATGGAGGCGTTGGCAAACGACGCGACATTGCTGCTGCCATTGCTGCGAGACAATGGGGAAGCCTTCAAAGTCTTGGGTGATACCGCGCAGCAGGCTGGCGCGATCATGGATGAGAAAACCGTCAAGGCTACCCAGGGTCTGGCTGCCGCCGGATGGCTCGCCGAGCAATCTCTCGCCGGCATCAAGAATCAAGTTGCCGCATCCCTGATGCCGACGCTGAGCGACTACGCAGACATTCTTTTTGACTTGAGCCAGGACACCGCGTCTGTTTCATTGCTTTCGGATGGGCTCAATACCGTCCTCAAACTAGCGGCGAAAACTGCTGTCGGCATTGCCTACACCTTTGAGTTGGTGGGCAAGTCGATTGCGGGAGTGGTTGCCATTGTAACCACCGCATTTGACGGCGTGGATCTCTCCAGCCCCATCGAGGCGATTCAAAAAATCGGCGAAAACTCCTCGCGTACCGCGTCAATCGTCGGTGAGGATCTGGATGATCTGGACAAACGATACAACGCCCTTTGGACGCGAATCGATGACGCCGGTTCGAATGGGCAGGCCAGCGGCCGGCTGAAGGAAATTTCGGAAGCGCTGAATAAGGCCAGCGTACCGATCAAGCCAGGCACATTCGAAGCACCTACGACAGAGATGCAGGCCGCGGCCAAGGCTGCCGAAGCCGCGCAAAAGAAAATCCAGGCTGCGTTTGACTCATCGGAGGAAGGCTACGAGCGGCAAATCGCGCTCATCAACACTGAGGTGGATAAGCGGAAGAATGCTTCGGAGGTCGCGAAGCTCCAGTTTGAAATTGAGTCCGGCAAGCTGGTCGGTATCAATACGCTGCAGCAGGAGCGTTTGAAAGGCCTGGCAGAAGAGCTGGATAGTCTGCAAAAACTCAAGCTTGCAAACGAAGATGCAGCCAAGTCGGCGGCATACGCGGCCACGTTGAAGTCTGCAAACGAGACTGTGAATTCAGGCTTTGGCAGGGAATTGGCCGGCGCCGGCCTGGGGGATAAAGCTCGCGATCGTTTGCAGCAGGATTTGCAGATTCAGCAAGACTTCAATCAGCAGATGGCTGAATTGCAGCAGCAGTACAACAGCGGCGATATCAGCAAAGAGCTTTACGATACTGAAACCCAGATGCTCAGCGAGGCCCTCGCTGAGCGAATGGTTATCCAGCAGGACTATTACAACCAGCAGGACGCTGCGCAGCAAAACTGGCTCGATGGCGTCAGCTCGGCCTGGGAGAACTACAAGGATACGGCCACCGACTACCAGCAGCAGGCTGCCGATTTCACCTCGAGCGTACTGGAGGAAAGCACCAGCGCAGTTTCAGAAAATCTCCAGGCAATGTTCACCGAGCACAAGAGCTTTGGCGATTCGGTGATGGACGTTGCTTCTTCCATGGCTGATGCGCTCATTGATGCCTTGGCCAGGATGGCCGCTCAGTGGCTGGTGTATCAAGGCGTCCAGCTTGCGATGGGCTCGACCGCAGCTTCCGCTTCAGTCGCAGAGGCCGCTATCACAGGGCCTGCCATCGCGGCGGCATACGCGCCGGCTGCGGCGATGGCTTCCCTGGCATCTTTCGGTGCCAACTCAGCTCCGGCAATCGCAGCCATCACGACAACCAATGCCACCGCCTCATCGATGGCTCTGCTGGGCATGGCCCACGACGGTATCGATTCGGTGCCAGAGACCGGCACTTGGCTTCTGCAAAAGGGTGAGCGGGTGACCACCGCAGAAACCAGCGCAAAACTTGATCGGACACTCAGTCAAATCAATGGCAGCAGCATGTCGAGCAAAACGGAAGTAAACCTGCACGAAGACGCCAGCCGCGCTGGCCATGTCCAAACCAGCACTGGTCCGGATGGCAGACAGATCACCGACATGTGGGTATCCAACATCCGGGCCCAAGGTCAGATGGCCAAAACCCTTGAACAAACCTATGGACTGAAGCGAGTGGGGCGATGACGGCACTTGAAACGCTGTACGCCTCTGGCGGCAAAGCCGTGATTATCCCCACGCTTGAGCTGTTCTGCGTGCCCTGGGCGGCGCCGATCTACATCTGTCAGGGATTTGAGGACATTACGGCCAAGACTGAGGCCGGTGTGACTGCAAAGTTCACTGCCTCAGGGTTCGCCGCGGCACTGCCAAGGAGGGACAACAGCGGCAACCAGACGCTGACCTTCGCCATCGACAACGTAACGGGGGATGCTCAGAAGCTGATTGACCTAGCGCTTGAGGCCCGGGCGAGTATCGGGCTGGTTTTCCGGATCTTCATCTCGACCGATCTGACTGCGCCGGCTGAACGCCCCTACCGAATGAAAGTTCTCAGCGGGTTCATGCAAGGCCCGAGCGTCCAACTCAACGCTGGCTACTTCGACCTGATCAACCTCGGCTGGCCTCGCCGTAAATACACCTTGGCTTTCGCGCCTTGTCTCCGGTACATCTGAGTTTTCAAGGTGGCAATTTGGTATATTCCCGCCCCAATCAAACGGAGGGAACCATGAAAAAAGCAATGTTGGCTGTACTGTTGGGTGCTGTTGTCGCTTCCGGGTGCACCGTGCGGGTCGCTGACATGACTGTGGCGAGCACCAAAAATTACAACCTAAACTCTTCGAAATTCATAAAGGGTGAGCGAGTGATTGGAGAGGACAATTATCCGGTGGTTCTCTTTCCGCTCGGATTCCCTAACATCAAAGCTGCTATGGATGACGCCATCCAGAAAGATCGGTGTGCGGTTGGGTTGACTGACGTGGTGATGAGCTCGGTGAATCATTCGTTCCTATTCGGGATGATCGGATACCGGGTTGAGGGCGATCTAATTATTGATGCCAGCCTGCCGGGATGCAGCGCCCGAGCTTGAGTTAACAAGGTCCAAAAAACCCAGCCTAAGTGCTGGGTTTTTTTTGGTCTGCTCACAAGCGTTTGATCTCCCGAGTAAACAGGACCTGTTTCTCAGGTTTGAGTGTCTGGTGAAACCATGTTCGAAAAATTCTTAAACGCTTCCTACGAGGACGGCGGGCGAGGTCCTGCGCGGCTGGATTGCTGGGGGCTGGCTCGCCTTGTCCGGCATGAACTCTACGGCCTACCCCTGCTACCCAGCTGGGGCTATGTCCGCAACACCATGCCCAAGGAATTCACCAAGGCAGTGAATGAGGGCGCAGCAGCCATGGAGCGGTGCGAGCCAGAAGTTGGAGCTATCGCCTGCGTGTGGCGCGGCTCGATCTGCATTCATGTCGCCGTGATCATCGAAGTGGATGGCCGGCTTCACGGAATGGAAATGAAGCCGTCCGGCGCGACCATCAAACCTCTCCGCAAATTCCAAGACCAATACCTGACAGTGAGTTATCACCGTGATCGAACTCTACCCGAGCAAACTTGAAGGACAGCCGCTCGAGCGCCATAGGACCGATCGCGTAATGACCCTCGAAAGCTGGCTGGTGGCCAAGGTGCCGAGCTACCAGGTGCGAGAATCGCCACCGATCAGCATCGAGGTCAACGGCCTGTTTATTGACCCATCGCACTGGGCAAGGGTTGAGTTCGGTCCGGCCGACACCGTGCGGATCTATCCAGAGCCCAAGGGCACCGGATTAGAGGTCGTCGCCTGGGCTGTTGTCGCGGCGGTTGTTGCCGTCGGCGTGGTCATGCTGACACAGAAGCCGTTGGTGACGCCCAGTTCGGCGAGCAACGCGACATCCGGCAAAGGGGTCGGGCTGGCGAAAACCACCGCGAACCAGGTAAAGCTGGGTGATGTAATTCGCGAGTGTGCGGGCAAGAACGAAATATTCCCTGATTACCTCACCCCGACGCGTCGTTACTTCGGTACCGATCCGAAGGTGCAGTGGGTCGAAATGCTGCTCTGCATCGGTGTGGGCGAGTTTGAAATCCCGCCTGGACAGGTGCGCATCGGTGGAACGCCTATTGCGTCACTCGGTAGCGCGGCAAGCTATGCCATTTATGGGCCAGGTGAATCTGTAGCTGCCGAGCCTGCCAGGCTCTGGTGGCACAACTCGGAAGAGGTCGGATCTACCTCTACAGGTAGCGCCGGTCTCACGCTCACCACTACCACCAATATTGATCAGCAGCTCAATGCAGCTACCGTGCAGTTCAGTGAGTACGTGGTGTCCGTTCCTGTCGGAGCGGGGTGGTTTCCGACGGGGTGGGATGCCGGTCTAATCGCACGGATCGAGGTGCTGTATCCCTACCTGTTCACCGCGCCGGCGGACGGTTCGGCAACCGTTATCAGCGGCGACTATATCCCGATGCTGCGGCCGTTCGTTGGCATGAAGATCGAGATCACTGGCGCCAATGCCGGTGACTATGTCGTCGCGAGCTATGACCCCTATGTGCCAGCCGTGCCGGGGGTGACCGGCAGCGCTTCCATGGTAACCGGCAGTGCCGCCCCGACCCGGTATGACTTCGACGTCACGCCACTGACGTTTACGGTCAGTCGCGGCGCGAGCACCTACTCGGTAAGCCTGAGTACGGCGACAACCAACCTCACCGGGCTGGTCACAGCGGTTAATTCTGAGCTGGTCAGTACGGGGCTGGTTGCCAGTGCATCGGGCGGCTTCTTGCGGATCGCCGAGTCGGCATCGCCGTATAGCGGTGTTGCCCTGAGCCTGGGCGGTTCGTCGGCAACGGTGTTCGGCTCGACTCCCGTGTTTGTCACTGGCGTGAAGACGATCGCAGCTGCTGACGCCGTACTTGCCAAAATCACCCTGGCTTACGATGGCGGGGCGCCCGCTGTAGGCCTTCAGACCGGTGCGCTGTGGTCGTGCATCGGCTACCGCGATCTTCGGTACCGGATTGCATCGGTATCGGATGATGCTGTGGAGGATGACGAAAGCACCGCAGATGTCGACGAGAGCCATGGGCCGTCAGCGATCACCGTGATTCGGCTGACCGATACCGGCGCCGAGGATGAGGACTGGCTGGGCTACGACGACATCGAAACAAATACCGCGTCTATTACGCTCGATGGCTCGACCACTGAAGGCGACTGGGCAGGGCCGTTCTATGCCTGCCCGGAAGGCGAAACCATTCGGCGCTTCGAAGTGGACTTCTTTTTTCCGCAGGGATTGGTTCGGTACACCGAGAAGAACGGGAACATCCGCTCGCACTTCGCGAAAGCAGAGGTTCAGTATCGTGATGCTTCGACCGCCGGAGCCTGGACAAGCGTTTCCTACACCTTCACCGCAATGAGCCCTGATCAGCAAGGCTACACTCGAGCGATCATGGCGCCGACCTACATCCGGCCAGAGGTCAGGATTCGAAGAATCGGAGAAGAGTCGCCGGAAAACTTCAAATTCAACCGCGTGCAGTGGTACGGGTTGCGCGGCAGGATCGACAAGGCGCCAACCAAATACAACGATTGCACCACTATGGCGCTCTACGTGCGCGGCGGCGACAAGCTGTCAGCTCAGTCACAAAACCAAGTCTCCGTAATTGCCACTCGAAAGCTTCCAGTGTTGGTGGATGGCGAGTGGAGCGAACCTGTGGCCACGCGCGACATCGTGCCCTGGGTGAACTACGTCATGAAGTCGGCAGGCGGCACCGATGACGACATGGATATCGACGAGCTGGCGCGCTACGGCGCCATCTGGGGTGGTCGCGGTGACCACTTCGACTATGCGGTCGAAGACGACAGCACGGTCAAGGAGTGCATCAATGACGCGCTGCTGGCTGGCTTTGCCGAGTTCACGCTTGAGCGCGGCCAGGTGATCCCGGTTCGTGATGAACTGCGCACGCAGATCGGTCATATGTACACGCCTCAAAATATGACCGAGCAGCTCAAGCGCAGCTTCACTTTGCCGGCGCCAGACGATTACGACGGCGTCGACATCAAGTACATCGACGAGGTGACCCGTGCGACGGAAACGGTTCGGTGCAGGCTGCCCGGCGACCTTGGGTTGCGTGTTCAAACAGTCACGCTGAAAGGGGTCACCAACCGCGACAAGGCTTGGCGAATCGGAAAGCGCATGCGGCGGGCCCAGGTCTACCGCAACAAAAGCTACAGCTGGAGCACTGAGTTCGATGCCCTGAACAGCGGATACCTCAGTTATGACGCAGTGGCCGACGACGTTCCTGGTTACGGAACGACTGCCATTCTCGAAGATTTCACCTCGGGGGTCGGTCCGGTCATTCTGACCAGTTCGGAGGATTTCACCTGGAAGGCCGGCACCTCTCATGTGGTTGCTCTTCGGCGTCCTGACGGAACCCTTAGCGGCCCATGGGCAGCCTCTAGGGTTGATGACTTCCGCCTGGCCATTCCTTCACTGGACTTTGTTCCTGACCTTTCTTGGGAAATTGATCCTCCGCACTTGCTGTTTGGCGAGTCAACGCGTTGGTGTTATCCGGTACTGATCACATCCATCGATCCCGGCGATCACTCGGCGGATGTCGAGGCAGTCAACTATGACCCGCGGGTGTATGCAGATGACGATAACTTCGCCGACAACTAAGGAATGCGAATCATGCTGACCATGCCTGACGGCATTCCGCTGCCGTTGAGAGACGGATACGGATTCAAGCCGACGAGTCCCATCGTTCGCTCTTCCTTTGTAAGTGGCCGCGGCAGGAGCCGGCGCCGCTACCGCAGCGTGCCGACGGAAGTGTCGGTGACTTGGCTGTGTAATGCCGAGCAAGCTCGAATGTTTGAAGGGTGGTGCAAATGGGGGATCGGCTGGGCCGATTGGTTTATGTGCCCCATCAAAAGCCCGCTCGGCCTGATGCAAACGCAAGCCCAGTTCACGGACATCTACGACGGCCCCACGCTGGTGGGCGTCAACCTCTGGCGATACACCGCTGTACTGTCGCTTTTTGAAATGCCGGTTATTTCCGAGGCCGAGCTCACCGACATGATGGCTGGAATAGACATCAAGGTTATGAACGCCAGCCTGCGAAACCAGCTGAAGCGCTGGTACACCAAGTCTTGGCCCGGTGCGACGTAGCACCGAATGAACTGCATTCAAATTCCCAGCCCACTACTCAGTGGGCTTTTTTTCGTCTGGAGAAAATATGAGCGGACCTTCGGATCTCGCCCGGCTTACCACAACTATCGATGCGGCCAATGAGCTGCTTCTTTCCGATGAAATCAAGATGATGGACGTGGGCGATGGCGTCATGCGTCCCACAAACGCCAAGGTGATTGCCGATCTATCAGTGCAGATGAATGGCGCTCAAATTTTTACCACTATCGAACTGGGCCTGGCCTCGACCGTAGCGAACAGCTACTTCAGCGTTCTGAGCGCCACGTCTGCCGGCTATGTGGACCTGTACCAGAACGTCGCCGGCGCTGCAGTGTTCAGAAAGAACTATCCGTCCTCAGAAAAAGTCGCACAGATTGACGCCACGGGCCAAGAGACCTCAGAGTTTGCGCTTGCCGCCTATTATCTTTCGCAAGCAGAGTCATTTCCCAGCGAGTTGCCTTGGGGGATTCTCGACAGAAACAAGAAGACGATTTTAGGTATCAAGCCAAACGGGGCCGTTCATGCCGTGCTCGATCGCATGCCCGGCCTGGATCTGCTCGGCGAATACTCGTGGGCTATTACGGACGCTCAGGGTGTGGTGCTGCTTGGATTTAAGTGGTCGGGAGAAACCGTTATTTACGGGCTTTCCGCTTCTATTGCGGCGGCGCAATCAGTCTTTGCCGACGGCCCAGTAGGGGGGCAGGATATTTTTGTGTTGGTGGGCGGGGTTCCATATCAAGTTACCTCCAGCGGCGATAACTTTTCTCCATACAGTGGTGGCGGGAAAGTTTCCTACCTTTCACGAAAAGGCTTCGTCAGCTCGGTGATCGCGAACTTGCCAGCGGCTGGCAGTGTCGCTGATTTTGTCACGCAGATTCTTCACATCGTGAGTTCTGGGCAGTCGCTTTCTACCGGCAGCAGCACCGTGGCGACAACGCTTCAACCATCAGCCGCCAACCGACTGCTGACCCTGCAAGACGGCGTAAGGCTCACTGATCAGGACGGCACCTTGACAGCAGGGATGGTGGCACCCTTTAAGCCGCTGATTTCGAAAGCTACCGAGGTGCCAGTTGTGCAGCTTTCCGCGCAGCTTAATCGTCTGCGCGGAATCCCTTCGAATGCTGGCCTTCTGTCGTCCAACCACGGGCGCGGGGGCTTTACCCTGGCTCAGCTGTCCAAAGGCACGTTGCCGTATACGAACAGCATCACCGCCGTGACGGCCGCCAAGGCAGAGTGCGTGAGCAAGTCCTACGCGTACAAAGTCTCGTTTGTGGATTGGATTCAAGGCGAGGCGGATTACGCTGATGGTCCTGGGGTCTATCTATCCAAGTTGCTACAACTACAAAGCGACTATGAGACCGACATCAAGGCGATCAGCGGTCAAGCAGGAAATATCCCGCTCTTACTGGATCAGCTCAGCAACTGGACAACGGCAGGCTTCCAAAACACCAGCAACGTGGCGCAGGACCAGCTTCAGGCGGCGATTGATTATCCGGATCGATTCGTATGCGCCGGGCCGAAATACTGGCTGCCAACGTCCGACGGCACGCACATGACAACTACATCCTCGATGCGGCTGGGCTGCATGCATGCGCGGGCGGCGAAAGCCATCATCAGTGGCCAGTCGTGGCTGCCCACGCACTGCGTGTCGGCAACTCGCGTAGGCCAGAAAGTAACGCTGAAGTTTCACACGCCGTTCGGGCCGCTGGTCGTGGATAAGAGCAGTGTCAGCGATCCAGGGAATCTGGGTATCCGCTGGATCGACAGCACGTCGTCGGCGACGGTTACCTCGGTGATTCTTCGTGGATTAAATACCGTTGAGGTGACCCTCAGCGCAGTTCCAACCGGCGCCTCGCCTCAGATTGGGATTGGTGACTACGGCACTATTTCTGCGCCTGGTGGGCCGACAACCGGCGCTCGGACTTGCCTGCGCGACAGCAGCCCAGACCTCGATGCTTATGGTGAGCCCGTTTACAACTGGGCTTGCCACCAACGAATTAATATCACTACCGCCTGATAAGGCGAACAAATTAGAAGGAATTCAAGCATGGCCGGTCAAATCCTCGTTCTGCCGGATGTCACCGTCGCTGCTGCGGGCGGTGCGCCGAAGATCTTCATGAATGCCGCCGATATGTCGGCATTGAAAATTGGGCCGTTGCTTAAGCATGTGGTCAGCGCTCGATCTCTTGAGGCGGCTGCGGGTGGCGGGGTAGTTGGTCGATGCCGAAATACCGGGAAGAGCCTAACCCCAAAGGGCACTGGGCAGGCATCGCTTGGCGTGACAATGCTGTCGGGTAGAGAGGCACTTGGTGTCACGGCTGGAGCTGCCGGTCTGGCATTGCCCCCAGGAAGTCTTACCAACTCGTTCACCTACGTCGCGGCTGTTCACTTGCACGCAACGGACATCGCCGGGAGCGCGGCAGTAAACCTGCTGTCTGGCTTCGATGTGGCTGACGCCTACATAGCCGCTGTGCTTCGATATTACGGGCAGGCCTACGCGGCTCCCGCCACCAGTGCGGATAAGTTTACATCGATGGCTCCGACCACTTCTGGCGCCATTGCTGTGGCCGCTGGAGCGCTGGCTGGCTGGAACGTGGTGGTGATCGACTTCAACAATGACACACGGATTCTGTCGATAGCCGTCAACCAGGTGACTACGTTTGCCGCGATATTGAAGTCTGCGCCTGCAGCGTTTGCTCCAACATCGTATTTGGAGGTTGGGTATCACCCTGGTGCCGCCCTTCTAAATTCCAAGTTTGGCGATCTGTACACCTTCAGTGACTCGCTGCTGAAAACCGAACTGGGCAAGACCCAGCTGACTGATCTGGTTTCAGCTGTGAAGACGTACTATTCAATCGCCTGAAAACAACCATATACCCACCCATACGTTTAGTGTGGCTACTTTGGTTCGAATTTTCGGCCTGCATTAAAATAATGCAGGCCGAAAATTATCATCCTATGTAAGGTGGTTTTGGAAGTACTGTCAGTTCTGCATGGAAGCCATTGGGGTCCGGCGTGTTCAACTGAACAATTTCCGTAGCGATCCCCGTGAGTGCTAATAGCGCTAGTACGTCAAGCTTGTGAGGTGTGTCATAAATAAGTAAATATACTCCGATGTTTGCAGAGTCCATTTGCACTATGATACCGGCCTCTATCCCTTCGGCATAATGGCCTTGGTCATGAAGTAGTTGTCCTATTTGTTGGACATATGCTCGCGCCTCGGTGTCTTTTGCGTTGCAGTGGATTTTTATCTTTAGTTTTTTCTGTATTTTTTTCGAAGTGTCGATTATTTCTTTTCTTTGTTTTTCGGAGATGCTTCGTCTTTCTACGCTTTTTTGTAGTTCGAGCCTTTCTTTTCTTTCTTTTTCAAGCCTAATCTGAAGCTCGAGATTTTGTTGGGTTAATGTTTCAGTCTTCGCATTTGCTTGTGCAGCGGCGTTGTTTGCTTCAGCACTAACACTATTGGCCTTGGCTATCGCTTCATCCGAGTAGCGAGCCATGGTTGAAGCGGACATATAAGTTAGTACGCCGGCTCCTGCAGTAACAAAGCCAGCCGCAATGGCAATTATAGATGCGTAGGAATTTATCGCGCTGGCTATTTCTTGTGATACGTCAAGCATGGTTTTTTTCTTCATGTTCTTTGCTTTGATGAATTAGATGGTTTGTTTGAACGCTTTTTATTTGTCCATGATTTTTCCACTGAACAGCGCTACAGCGCAGTATTTTACTCTCTAGTTTAGCGGAATAAGCGTCGACTGAAAGCATTCCTCAATTAACTGTTCCGCCCATTCGGTTATTGCCTGGAGAAAAGTATGCCTATCACCCAGCAGCATCTGCTGCAGATCTTCCCGAACGCCGGCCCAGTTGCCGGCGTTTTTGTATCCGCGCTAAATGACGCAATGGAGCGCTTCAAGATTCAAGGTCAGTTGCGTGTTGCCGCGTTCCTGGCACAGGTGGGGCATGAGTCCGGCCAGTTGCGCACGTTAGTGGAGGATCTGAATTACAGCGCCGACGGCTTAATCAGGACTTGGCCGAAGCGGTTCAGCCTGGCGACCGCAACCAATGCAGCGCGCAAGCCGGAACAAATCGCGAACATCGTTTACGCCTCGCGCCTGGGCAATGGCCCTGCCGTGACGGGAGACGGTTGGCGGTACCGGGGCAGAGGACTGATCCAGGTCACTGGCTGGGTCAACTATCAGGCATGCGGCTCGGCCCTGGGCCTGGACTTGCTGACCAAACCTGAGCTGCTGGAGCAGCCATCATATGCCGCGTTGTCTGCCGCATGGTTCTGGTCGAGCAACGGCCTGAATAATTTGGCGGACGGCGGCCAGTTCGAGGCTATCACTCGACGCATCAATGGCGGGCTAAATGGGCAGCCAGAGCGATTGAAGTTGTGGGCGAAGGCTTCGTCGGTGCTGGCGGCCGGGGCGCATGCCGCTATCCTGTAGCCGATCGTTCAAATAAAGGTGGCGGAATGGAAGGTGTAGAGCTGAGCCCAAAGATCGAGCGTGAAGCCGACAAACTTCTTGATCAGATCGCCCGGGCAGATTCGATGATCGTGGCGGCGAAAGCTGGCGCACGTGCTGAGGGGTTTGTTCTAGGCCTGGAATCGGCTCGCGCGTTGAGTGAGGCAACCATTGATCGGCTCTATGTCATCTTCGATTCCGCGACTGAAGAGCGGCTGAGAGCGCTGGCCGCAACTTAGAACAAGCCGTCTTCCTCGGCTGGCTTGATCAAATCAGGCCCCTGATTACGCACGTTGCCTATTGCCCGATCTACCTTGAACCACTCGAACGCCTCCGTTGGCTCGCCCTGGTGCATCACCATCTGTTCGGCGCGCTCCTTGGGCGTGGCTGGGTCGAGCCATTCGCGTGCCAGTTCAGGCGATAGGGTAACGGGCCGGCGGTCGTGGATATCGACCATCCCTCCAGCGCTGTCGGCGGTGATAATCACGAAGCCGTCGTGCTCGCTGGGCTCATGCTCGGCGTTTGGATATTGGCCGATCGCTGCGCAGAGAATTGGCGACCGGTCCCGCCGACGGATCAAGTAGGGCTGTTTCTTCGGTCCACCTTCATCCACCCATTCGAACCAGTTGTTGATGGCGATGATTGCCCGGTGCGGCCAGATGGCACGGAAGAAAGGGCCGTGGGCGACTTTCTCCACCCTGGCATTGATGGGGGCTGCGCGGTCCTTGGCCCAATGCGGACGCCACCCCCAGCGCACCATGTCGGCGTGCAGGTATTCGCCTTCCTGGTGAAAGATGGCGAGCTGAGTTGTCGGGGCGGCGTTGTACCGCTCGAAAGGCCGGTCGCCGGCGCTGTTTACCAGAGGGTTGGGCATGCTGAGTGCCGCCACGAAGTCGTGGATGCCATCGTATTGAGAAAGTCGTCCGCACATGTTCACCCCCTCTGATTGCCCGCTTGCAACTCGCGAATGATCCTTTCTTTTTGATCCAGGACCAGTGTCAGGCTTCGAATCTGGACAAGCTGGTCGGAGGTTTCCGCTTCCAGGTTCGCCATCCATGCCCGCTTTTTTTGGAGTTCGGCTGACAGCTGGTCGTTCATTTCGACCAGGGTGGAAATGTTTTCCTTCGCCGTGTGAAGCTGCCGCCTCAGCTCCTCGATGTCTTCCTCAAGCATATGGGCGTAATGCTTGACGGTTTCCAGCCTGGTCGGGCTACCGAGCCATTCGTTGGTGTCTTCGATTTCGTAGGGGTCCACGATCGCGCCTTACGTACACTGTTTGGATATACAGTAATCGAGGTGAGGCGAGATGGCGAATGTTGGCGACGGAATGCAGAGCAGGTCAATCTGGCGTCATCAGCACCGCGAGCGTCAGCTTGATGAATTCCTCATTTTTATCGATGGTGTCCAAGGCGCCGCGGACGTTATCGGCGACGTCGGCCGCACCGCGTGCTTCAACCCAATTGGACAGCTCCAGAATGGCAGCCTCAAGGGCGAGTTGGTTTTCGTTGAGCTTGTACAGTAGGGAAGGGAGCAGATCAGAGTTTGGCATCGCGAATCCTCGGTTATGAGTTCAGCGTAGCAGGGGCGTTTTAGGTCGGCAGCACGCAGGGGAGGGGCCAAAAAGGCGTGCGTGACTTTTGCGTGGCTTTCACACGCACTTGTAAGCTCTTTTAGGTATTCCCCTTCCTGGGGAAAGATGCGAGCTGGGGTGTCGGGTCGTGAACGAGCCCCATGAAAGACAGGACACCGTTTCCCCCTTACGATAAGGGATAGGCAAACGGTTATGTTTATGACTAACAGCAACGATAAGAGTGGGG